AAATGGATTAAGGGAATTCTTGGTCTTGGTGCAGCGGGAGCAGCTACTAAAGGTGCATATGAAGTTGGACAGGAAACAATGAGAAAAGCCAAGGGCGGCCACGTCAGAAAAATGAAGGCAGGCGGAAGCGTTAGAAGAATGAAAGCAGGCGGAGCGGTTAACTCAAGAGCCATAGCAAGAAAATATTTCAAGGGTGGATTGGTATAGGTGGAGATAACAAAATTCATCAAGCACGTTTCAATTAAGGTTGAAAAGGAAATCACCGACCGCAAGGACGCCTTTGCAATGGGAAAGATAGAGGACAACAATTACAAGAAGGTTGTCGGCGAACTAAGGGGTTTGCAAATCGCAAGGGATTTGATAAGAGAATCCTCAAAACACATTGAGGAGGACGATGAGTAGCACGACCTTTAAGTTGGAGGAAGTAGAATTAAAGAGCGACAAGTATCCCAAGCCAACGGGACACAGGATATTGATTAAGACACTGGATGTCGCAAACAAGACAAATATGGGAATTTATTTGCCTAGCAAGTCTATTGAAGACCACAGGGCGATAGCGTCAATAGGAAAAGTTATAGAACTAGGCAAGGATGCATATAAAAGGGATGACATGTCTGAACCGTGGTGCGAGGTTGATGACTATGTCATGTTCGGCAAGTATGCAGGACACAGGTTTAAATTCGGTCAGGCGGAACTCCGCATAATGAACGATGACGAGATTCTGGGAGTAGTCCCGGATGTGAGTGAGATAAGTTAATTACTTCACTCTAAATTAGTAGCTTTATAGCTATGTTGAAGGCCACCATTCAGGTGGCTTTTTTTATTCTTAGGAGATACCTATGCAAATAGTACACGATACTTCGGCTAGTAAGAAAAAGCCGATGCAAGTTGTGGAGGAAGGCAGAGAAGAGAAACTCAAGAAGTTCGATGACGAAGAAGCGTTAGAGAAACTTGAGGACTCGGAAGAGCCAACGGAAGCAACAGACGCTGATGAGGATGAACCTCAAGAAGCGAAAGTTGAAGAGGAGGAAGTCGAAGCCAAATCCGATGAGGATGAGGAAGAGGCTCCCAAAAAGAAATCAAGACTTCAACGCAGAATAGATGAACTAGTAAGAAAATCTAGTGCCTATGAGCAAGAGAGAAATCAGTATTACGGTCGTGTTCAACAACTCGAAAACGATTTGAAGAAAACGAACACCTTGAATAAGGACTATACTAAACTACAAAAGAACTATTACGACTCTCAATTGGGGTCGGCAAAAAAACTTTTGGAAAAAGCTCGCTCTGAACACACGTCCGCCTATGAATCGGGTGACTCTGGCAAAATGCTGGAGGCGGCTGAATCCATAGCGGATGCGAAAGTGGACTTGAAATCACTTGAGCAACAAAAACATTTGTTTGAAGACACGGAACCTGTAAAGGAACCGGGTTATCCAAGTGTTCAACCTGCTCAGACACAAGCTCCACAGCAGGCTATTCAACCAGACCCAAGAGCCCTGCAATGGGCACAATCAAACAAATGGTTTGGTGATGACGCCCCAAGGACAGGGGCAGCTTATGCCATAGACGCACAGTTAAAAATGGAGGGATACAATCCTTCCTCTGAGGATTACTATTCAGAACTCGACAAGCGGATAGGGGATGCGTTTCCTTCCATGAAGACAAATTCAAAACCAAAGCAAGTCGTAGCGGGTGTAACCCGTGCACCATCCGCATCTAGAAGAGTCAAGTTGACTCAAGGCCAATTGGCGATGGCGAAGAAACTAGGTGTGCCACAAAATGAATATGCCAAGTTTGTGAGGAACACAAATGACCAATAAAAATATAAAAACACCGTCAGAGGAGACCGCATCTAGGTCTCATCCGAAACGAAAAGTAACCTATACACCTCCTTCATATCTAGATGCACCCAAGCCAAATGTTGACGGCATCAAATACAGATGGCTACGAGTGAGTGCGGGTGGGGAGGATGATGCTCGAAACATATCCAAGCGGAAACGTGAGGGATATGAGTTCGTTAAAAAAGAGGAACACCCCGATTTCGATGTCCCCATGCATGAATCTGGAAAGTACGCAGGAGTGATTGGACACGGAGATTTAGTTCTCGCTAAGATACCGATTGAAATGGCTGACGCTAAAAGGGACTATTTTCAAAATAGGACTAGACAGCAAACAAAGGCCGTTGATGCGGATGTCTTGAAGGAACAACATCCATCCATGCCCATAACGCAACAGCGTAAAAGTTCTTCCTCTGTTGGTAAAAAAGCAGAGTAAGACTAAATTTTTTTGTTGGGGGTTTTAATAACCTTTATACAGGAGAAATATTATGGCAAATAAAGACGCCGCTTTCGGTGGAAGGCCAATAAGACATCTCACTGGAGGCACTATCAGGTCAAACGAGTATAAAATGGTTTATGAATACGGAGCAAATGTTTTTACTGGTGATTTTGTCAAACTTGCGGCTACTGGATACGTCCAAGTAGCAGGAGCGGGAGATAGATTACTAGGCGTATTCGGAGGCTGTAGTTATACTGCGTCTGATGGTTCAAAAGTCTTCAAGAGATATTGGCCCACTGGAACAGCTACACTAAACAATGGCGATGTCACTGCTTATGTGTATGACGACCCTAATATTGTCTGGGCTATTCAATCTTCAGGTTCAGCAGATTTTAATGACATAGGAAGTCTAGCTGATATTGTTGCAGGTGCAGGTAGTACCGTAACAGGTCAATCTGCCTTTGAGATTAATAGTTCGACAGGTCAGGCATCTGCGAATTTGCGTATTCTCGGATTGTATAACGAACCAAAAAATGCTTACGGAACTAACGGAGTCCTTGAGGCGGTAATTCATGAACATGAACTTAACCAACACATTGACTTTGAAGATTCTGATGTAGGCGTATAAGGTATAGGAGAAAATTATGGCTATTAATAGAAGCCAACTCGTTAAAGAGTTGGAACCCGGTCTCCACGCCTTATTTGGTTTGGAGTACAAACGATGGGAACGTGAACACGCTGAAATATTCACAGAAGAAAGCTCAGACAGAGCGTTTGAAGAGGAAACTCTACTTACGGGCTTCGGGGCTGCACCAACTAAATCAGAGGGTGCTTCTATCGAATATGACACTGCCGCAGAGCAATGGACTGCACGATATGTGCATGAAACTATCGCCTTAGCATTCTCAGTTACTGAGGAAGCTGTGGAAGATAATCTTTATGACACATTATCAAAACGGTACACTGCTGCTCTGGCACGTTCTATGGCTTACACCAAGCAAGTGAAAGCAGCTAACGTCCTAAACAATGGATTTAGCTCAAGCTACACTGGAGGGGATGCAAAACCACTTATGGATTTGCTACACCCAACTTTGGAAGCAGGAACACTTGCCAATGAGCCGTCAACAGCAGCCGATTTTTCTGAATCTTCACTGGAATCAGCAATCATTTCGATTGGTGGTTTCGTGGATGACAGAAACGTCCCAGTTGCGGTTAACGCTCGTAAGCTAATAATACCAAAAGACACAGCATTCACTGCTCAGAGAATTCTGAAAAGTGACTTGAGAGTTGGTACTGCTGACAATGATATCAACGCAGCTAGGTCAATGAATATCCTTCCACAAGGATATGCGGTAAATCATTACCTCACTGACACTGATGCGTGGTTCATATTGACAGACCTTATCAATTCTGGTCTTAAAATGTTCCAAAGAAGAAGTTTAAAAACTTCTATGGAACCGGACTTTGAAACAGGAAACATGCGTTTCAAGGCTTCTGAAAGATATTCTTTCGGATGGTCTGACTGGAGAGCTATCTTTGGCTCACCGGGAGCGTAGTAAAGTACGAATAAAGGGGGGATTTCCCCCCTTTATCTTATAGATTTAGAATCATTCTAATCTATCGAACTAGGATAAAACAATTATACCAACTGCCCTAGCAGACAATCGTAGAAGCGATGGTATGATTTAGCTACGGAGAATTAAAATGGCTAATACAACTTTTAGTGGTGCGGTAAGGTCAGAGACGGGTTTTAAAGTAATTAACAAAGCCTCTGGTACTGGTGCAATTACGGAAACTGGAGTTAATATTAACTCAACTGGACAATTGGTTGCACTTGGAACTCACAAGTTTCAATCTTTTGCGGGAACTCTAGCATCAACAGATGCTGCTGATACAGCATACGGTGATGGCGATGTTCTTGTGGAATTGGGAACTCTGAATACAGACCACCCAGACGATTTAGTAACAGCTACTAAATTTTTTATTCACAGAGCCTTAATTGGTATTACTACAGCAGCAGGAGAAGTTCTTGTTGGTGGTTTATCTTTAAGTGCTACAAGTGGTACAGCTACCAACTCTGCTGTTTCATCTGGAACAGAAATTGTTGGAGCAGGTGTTACTTCATTTAACGAACAATTAAGTGCTACACAATCAGTTACTGAAATTGATGTTAACCTTAACAATACAGCAGGTAATTATCACATATTCGTTCCAAACGTAACGGCTGCTATAGCTAGTAAATACTTATATGCATTTACTACTACAGCAATTAATGCTGACATTACAGCAGGTAGATTTACGGTAGAACTGGAATATTCAGTATATTAATAATAATGGCTAGGGTTAAAAGCCCTAGCCTTTTTTTTATAGGATTAATCATGCATATTTGTGAAAGAATAGCTTTGTTTTTTATGATTATAAGAAATGAAACAGATAAAATTTTAATAGGAGGAAATAAATGGTTGACACAGTAACAGGTTCAGATACACTTTTTGAATCCGACAAAAAAGTCGTAGTCAAATTAGTGGTTGAATCAGATGGAACTGGTAGTACAACAGTTCTTGCTGATGTTTCTGGAATGACAGCGAGACGTGACGGTACATCTGTGGCATATGTAAACCTACAACAAGTTTGGTTTGCCTGTGATACGGGGAATGGAGGAGACTCTCACGCTCGTTTGGATTATGAAGATTCAGATGCTGACATTCCAATGCTTGGTTTGGTTGGAACAGGTCACTGGGATTTTAGTAGTTTTGGAGGAATACAACCCAATACGACATCAAACTCAAATGAATATGATGTTAATTTGGTTGTTCCGGGTGAAGCAGACGATGGTAATATGTACACGGTTGTGGCTGAATTTAATAAAGTATATTAATTAGGATAAAATATGGCAACCTCTGGTACTCGTACCTTTACCTTATACGTTGATGAAATTATCGAAGAGGCTTACAGTCGCATAGGCGGTGAGCCGCAAACAGGTAAGGAATCATCCGTTGGTAGAAGGGCGTTGAATTTATTATTTAAGGAATGGCTAAATAGAAGCATACAGCTATGGAGTGTTACGGAATCAACGCAGACACTCACAGCAGGAACGGCAAACTACACCTTAAATGCTTGGACGGTTGACATTGAAGAGGCGGTCATATCCAAAACAAACAGTGACGACACGAGAACAGAATATCAATTGGAAAGAATTACCCGTGACGATTACTTAAAAATTCCAAGCAAGGCTACCAAGGGAAGACCATCACAGTATTTTTTAGATAAACAACTGACACCCATCGTGTACCTCTATCCAACGCCCGATGCAACGGATACATTTCGTTTCAAGGAAAGAAGGGCACTGGAGGATATAACGGCTGCAACGGAAACGGTTGATGCACCCAATAGGTTTTTGCCTAGTGCAATAAGCGGTTTGGCGTATTACCTTGCCTTGAAGAGACCACAAATTGACGTTCAGCGAAGACAAGAATTAAAAATGTTATACGAGGAAGAATTCACAAGAGCCATGCAGGATAACAGGGAGAAGGTTGACTTAAAGATAATACCCGACTTGAGGTATAGCGTATAATGAAATCAACAGGAAAGTACGCCAAGGCTATATCAGATAGAAGCGGTATGGCTTTCCCGTACAATGAAATGGTTAAGGAGTGGAACGGTTCCTTTGTTCACAGGTCGGAGTTTGAAGAAAAACATCCACAACTAGAACCAAGAAAACATAAACCAGATGGTCAAGCGTTAAGTAATGCGAGACCACCCGTTAAGTTAACTCCATCTGACCAGTTGGAAAATGGAAGTGTTAATACGCTTATGGCTAGCTTGGGTGTAACAAATGCAGATGTAAAAATAGTAAGTACGTTTACATCAGCAAACGCCACACCACTGGCGACAGCCTTGACTTTATCTGCAAGTTTAGGTAGTGAATCAGTGAGTGTCTAGAGTAAACATATTTGTAGGAACACCCTGCTACGGCAGTTGGTTAAGCGAGGATTACTTTCACAGTGTTCTTGACTTGCAAAATTTATGCAGACAGGAAAGCATCGCTTTACGCATACAGACACTGGGGCAGGAGTCGCTCGTAACACGGGCACGCAATACACTCGTTGCAAACTTTCTTGATGACAAGGAAGCGACACACTTGCTGTTCATAGATGCGGACATAGGATTTGATGCAAAACTGATACCACGTTTTTTAGAATTTAATAAAGAGGTGATATGTGCACCCTATCCCATGAAGCTCATTAACTGGGATGGAATACCAGACCTCATCAAAGAGGGAAAAGATTACAAGAATTTAAGTTATCCTTATGTGCTGAACTTTGCGGATAAAGATAACATAAATGTAGAGAAGGGTTTTGCAGAGGTATTGGATGCGGCAACGGGATTTATGCTGATACGGCGTTCATGCCTTGAAAAAATGAAGAAGGAGTATCAAGATTTACATTATATTACTGACCAAATAATTAACGGGAAGGAATATGATTCAAAGAATACTTATTTATTCTTTGACACAATGAAAGATGAAGATGGACGATACTTATCAGAAGACTACGCCTTCTCAAGACGATGGCAAAAAATTGGAGGAAAAATATGGGCAGACCTCGGTTCAAGTCTCTCCCACTTCGGGGGATACCGATTCGCAGGACAACTCTGGAAACACTTCAACTTCCAAAAAGATTAAAAACGTAATAGTGCCCGTAACGGGCATATCATTCAAAATTACCAAAGGATAACATGACAGACGCAGTGGCAAAGCCAGTGAAAGCGACAATAATGGTAAATCCCGTAAAAGGTTT